CGTAATGCTGAAGATAATACCAAAGCAATTCCAAGTGAAGTTACAACACATAGAACAAGTGTTAGAACAGCTAGTAATACTATTGAAACTGCTATTACTGATGCTAGTGATATGACTGCATTCAAAGCCTTGTTTGTTGTACCAACTGATTCTGATGGCAATCCTACGGGCAAAGCCCCCATACATAACTTCCCTGATTCTTATGGCGAATAGTTATGCTAGAAATTTTTTCCGCTACAATAGCTGGAATAAAAATTGTTCAACAAACATTTGATAAAATTTCATCAACATTAGATAAGGCACAACATATTGGCGAAGTAGCTGAATTAGATAAGGCACAACATATTGGCGAAGTAGCTGAACATATAGATCAGTTTCTTAATGGCTATGATCAAGTACAAAAAGACCGCTTTAGAAAAAACTCTGGTAATGTCTTTTCTTTAAAGAATGTTGCGCAAGAAGTTATTGATGCCAAGTTAGCGGAGGAAAAACGCTACGAGATGTCAGTTTTAATTAATCATAGATTTGGACATGGCACGTGGCAAAAAATATTAGAGATACGTCAGCAAAGAATAAAAGCCGATAAAGAACGTAGAAAAAAAGAACGTATTTTACGTATTAAACGTAGAAACGAAATGATGAAAACTATTGAACAATCTTGCTACATTCTAGCAACTTGTTTTGTAATATTATTAATTATTTATTTTGGATTTATGAAAAAATGACAAAACTTACTGAACGAGAAACGGGTCAATTATTAGAAGCTATTGAAACTTTACAGGATCAATGTACTTTACTGAGTACACGAGTAAGAGCCTTAGAACTGCAACTAGCAAAAGGTAAAGGAATTATGTCAGCAGTTGTTGTGGTTAGTTCTAGCTTTGGGGCAATCTTAGGATTGATTCTTGGCAGATCATAAATTTCAGGGTAAGTCCGCAGAATATTATGTAGCGTACTTATTACTAAGACTTGGTTATGCAACCAATCTTGTTAACCAAAATGGCTTTGACATTATTACACTTGTTGATGATCAATTAATTAAGGTTGAGGTTAAATCATCTACACGAGGTATTACTAATCGTAACGGATATAAATTTTCTACTAAGCAAGGTAAAAACGGAACACTACGTAAACTATCTGAAAATTGTGATTCAGATATAGTGGCGTTTTGTATGTTGAATGAAGAATTTCCACGAGTATATTTTAAACCGACAAAAACAATAACAGGTATATCGCATCAGATATATTCAATTCATTTGTCAGATAAAAATTTAGAACAAAGGACACTTAAAGATGCAATTAGTAAATTGGGACGACATTAAGTTTTTTAAAAAAGAAGAATTTGATTGTAGTCATACAGGCAATAATTTAATGGAACATAATTTTATGATGAAATTAGATATGCTACGTCAAACCATCAATCGCCCTTTAGTTATTAGTTCAGGATATCGTGCAGAAACTCACCCAGTCGAGGCTAAAAAGAAAAAGCCTGGACAACATACAAAAGGTATAGCTTGCGATATTTTATCTAATCATTTTCATGCTTTAGAAATTATGAGGATAGCTTTGGAACTAAAATTTACAGGTATTGGTGTTAATCAAAAAGGTGATTATTCAAAGCGTTTTATACATCTTGATACGAGAGAAACGCCATCACCAATTTTATGGAGTTATTAAATGTTAATTGGATCAATAATTTCTGGAGTTACTAAGTTAGCGGGTACGTGGTTACAAGGTAAACAAGAAAAAGCAAAATTAAAAGCTGAAGTAGAATTAACAAAGTTACAAGCTACTAAGAAAAAAATAGAGCAAGATGGTAATTGGAATGAGATGGCTATGAAAGCATCTGACAATAGCTGGAAAGATGAGGCATGGACAATTTGTTTTATTGGAATTATCTTTGCTAGTTTTTTTCCACCATTACAACCATTCATGGCTGATGGTTTTAAGTTTCTAAAAGAAGATTGTCCTGACTGGCTAACTTATGGAATTTTAGCAAGTATAGCTGGTTCATTTGGATTGAAATCAATAGCCCAGTTTAGGAAATAAAAATGCACCAATGGCAATTCAAAGTGTTAGTTACATTACTCATCATTCAACTTATTTTACACGTTGCAGAGATAGTAATTGATCTGAACACTCATAATTTTTTACAAATAATACCGATAGAAATAGTTTAGCAAAAAACGATTTTGTGTAATTTTTGTGTATAAACAGTATAATTATCAGGTATATATACCTTGTGTATAAGACTGTGTAATTAATAAAAACAACATAGATTTTGAGCCTACTTGGTAGGTTTGTGGTACCGAAGGTCGTGGGTTCGAATCCCATCAGCCACCCCACCTCAAAGTCGCAGAATACCTAACTTTCCCCCTAGTTTCGGCTAGGGGGTTTTTTTTTGCCTAAATGAAATTTGGTATAGGCGGTATAAAATACCTAAAATATTGGGTATAAGTTGTGTATTACAAAATTCCTAATAATCGCAGTATTCGGTAAAAAATAAAAAATATTGTAAAAAGTGTTTGACATATATGGGTATAATAAAGTATAAATAAGAATATGACTAATACACAACTTTTACACAAGGAGAAAAAATGACAATAGATTTATTAACTAAAATATACATAGCTTGGTGCGAGAAACAAAAGTTTAAAGAACATTTAAGTGCCGATGATATGCTATGGTCAGATGAAATAGTTAACGATTATCAATCTAAGTGGTTAAAAAGATTCAGTAAAATATGGGATAAATGTGAAGAAAAAACTAATTAATATTAACCAACTAACGAGGTAACAATGAAAAAAAAAAATAACAATATAATTAATATTAAAACAAAAAAAAATATTAAAACTAATAATCATAAAAATGTATTAGACCCAATAGAATTTTCACAAGATGAAACATTTAAATTTATAAATAAGATGCAAAAAAAAGTTGATAACCCTCAAGATTTTTTTATTGGTGCAACTTTAGAATTAATTAGGGCATTATATTATTTTGCTCCAAGTTCAAAAAGTGCGAATCATTTATTAAATAATTCACATCAGATAATTATAGAAGAACTTCTTGAGTTAGAAAAAGAAGAAAACACTAATTAATATTAACCAACTAACGAGGTAACATGAAAAAATATCTAACACATAAAGTTTTGAAATCAGGTAATAGGGTTCGTATTACTTTGGTTGATAGTAAAGATGAAAAATCATACGTAGATGTTTCACCTAAAAATTTAGAAAAATATTTAATTAAATTTAAATATGGTGTGGATTTTCAAAATGGTTTTACTCTTAACTCGTTAGCGGATAAATATTTAAACTCACGTTGGCAACTTGTACTTAACAGACGTAAAGGTAGTGCAGAGGGTATTAAAACTACAACGTATGATACTGAGGCGGGTTGGATCAAACATTTACGTAAAATTTGGGGCGAAACCAATTTGAACGACATTAGCCCATTATTTATTTTAGATGTCATGATTCCATTTTTAAAAGACTTTGATAACTATAAAGATATTACAAGTGCAGAGAAAATTTATAATGTGTTCCAACGTATCATGAATTTTGGAATGGAACGTGAAATAATCAATTATATCAAATTACCAAAATTTATAAAGGGGCGAAAAACTCAGCAACGTGTAGTACGTCCAACACCAACTGTTGAGGAAGTACAAAAAATACTTACTGTTGTTTCACCTTATTATAAAGTTTTATTATTAACACTAGCTACAACGGGTTTACGTATTGGTGAGTGTTTAGCATTACAATGGTCAGATATAGATTTTGATAAAAAGACATTAACAATAAAAAGATCAATTTCAGGAAATGAATTAGATGTACCTAAAACTGAAAATGGATTTAGAACAATTCCACTAGCTGATAAATTACTTAAAGTGTTACGTAACTTTAAGATTGATATTTATAAATATGTAGATTTAGCAAAACCAACAGATTTTATTTTTCCTGACAATAAAGGTTCATTTAAAAATAAAAGTGTTGCTCGTAATAATTCTGTTAACTTCGCTAACAAAAAACTAAATATGAATTTTGACTTTCAATCGTATAGACGTTTTTTCAGAACCAATATGGAAGAAATTTATGATCAATTAAAAATTAACCCACTAATATTAGATTATAGGTTCGGTCATGCCTCCAGGACAGTAGCGGAACGTCATTATATTGCAAAACATTTAATAAACAGCGAAAACGAGTCAGTAAACGTACTGGCTAACAAAATAATATAGGACGATATATCAGTCGTCCTTAACCCTAAAACGTAAATGTCGTGGCTTATATTGGCTCGTTATTTCAGTTTTTCTAGCAGTTTTCGTATCTTTTCAGAAAGTGTACTATATTCCTCCATAGAAATGGATTTTGGAAATTTTTCTAATGTGGATCGTAAATAATTTTGATAATGATGAACTGATTTTTTTATAATTTCTTTTTCGTGTATTTCTAACAATTAAAAACTCCTAAATATTTCATAACAATCTTTGTGAATAAACTGCCACTTTTCATCTAAGTAAACAAAATCATGTGGCATAAATTCTGTATCGAGAAACTCACCACAAATCGGACAATCCAATTTATAGTGAGTCATCTTTACTTCTTTTTTACTTCGCCCCATTTAAAAGGGTACGTCATCATCAATTAATTTATTAGCTGAGTTATTTTGTGTTTGATTATCGCCACCATCTTTTTTAGGTAGAAATTCAAACTGATTAAAAATAATAGAGGTGTTCTTTTTTTTATTACCCTCTTTATCTTCATAAGTGCTACTAGTTAATTCACCTGTAAACACAACACCTGTACCTTTTTTAAAAAAGCCCGCTAAACTTTCAGCACGTTTAGTATTTAAAATAACACAATCCACCCAACTAGTTTTTTGATTATCTTTGTTACCTGTTGTTTTTGATCCAATACTAAATTTAAGTATTTTATTTTCAGGATTATTTTTAGATGTTATTAGTTCAGCATCTTGACCTAAATAACCACTGCCATTTATCATCAACATATTTTTCTCCTATTGGTTACACGTTGTTTTAAGATAGTCTTTAAACTTTTCCATATCGGCAAAATCATCTGGCTGATTTTTATCAACGTCCATGTCTTTTAGTTCTTTGACTATTTTGGTATAGACTTTTCTCAAGTCGCCACTTTTTTTACCTTTACACTGAGACATCTCATCATAAAGAGTAGAAAAACTTTTTTTGAATAATTCACCCGCACCATTAGGTTCAGGCAGTTCGTTAACTCTATGGCTATGACCACCATTACCTTTTGGCTTTTCAGTTAACACTTCACAGTCATTATCAAACTCTGATAAACCTAACATTGAAGTCATGCCATAACGTCTAGCATACGTAATACAGCCACCTAGTTCTTGCATGGGGTTTTTAGAGTTGGGGTTAATAATTAATGGAATACCATCATCAGAAATAGAACCGCCATCAGTATGACTAATAGTGGTTTGTAATAAATTTTGTCCAGCAGAGGTTACAACAACTCTTTGATTTACCACCAATCCATTGTTAACGAGAAACTTGGTAGTAGCTTGTAATACATCATCTATTGTAAAATAAGAATGATAATTACCTTTACCTGATTTTTTCATGCCAGCAAATTCACGTTTAAAAGCGATTAAAGCAGTATGCAATTTTTTTTGTGTTTCTAAATTTTCCATAATTTTCTTACCTCCGTTATTACGTCATCACCCAAATCCCACCAAAATTCTGATAAATCAGGTGGTTCAATAAGTGAAACTAGTTGTTGTTTATCTTTCGCTAAAAGCAAAAGTGCCTGTCTTGCTAGAGCAATTCTTCTAGCTTTTTCAACATAATCACTTAACGATTGAGGTTGTAAAGCCTCACAGTTGTCGCTAGTAAATATTTTGAAATCACGTTCCGTTGCGTAAATAAGAATTGGTTTTAAACCCGTAGCACGACAATACAAAGCTAGTTGCATTATATCGTTACTGTAAGGTTCTTTCACAACGGGAGGACTATCACATTCAAAATGTTTATCCTCAAAAATTATTTTACTATCACAATCTAAACTTTCAGCATATTCGTTAGCCTCATATTCAAACTTAAAAACACGTTTAGTTTTTGACCAATCACCATTTTTAGTAATTTTATACACATTGTATCGAGAGGCTACTTCACGTATTCTGTTCCATTTAGTTTTAAATTCAAGTACATGAGTTTTAGTACGTCCATCAGTATAACCATTAATAGGAACAAGTAAGTTTGGTAATTCTAAATCAATCGGTGTTTCTAAATCACATTTAGTAATTTTCAATTCTTCTAAAGCTGAAACTAAATTTTCATAAACAGTAAGGAATTTATCTTTGAATACATCAAGTTTGTAAAAATCTTTTTCGTCATAACCTTGATGATTTTTTTTAAGATCACGATAAACATTTTGTAAAACTTGTTTAATATCATTTTTTTGAAAATACACCTCATCTACAAGCTGATGTACTATCGATCCAAAACGAGCAATAACAGGTGGTTTTTTCTTTTTAATAAATTCTTCACTTAATAATATTTTATTAGTAAGCCAATATGCTGGAGGAACTTTTATAGAGGAGGGACTAAAATATAATACATTCCACCTTAGTAATTCATCTGGAATAATGTCCGATTTGGGTTCAGTGTCGCATGGGACAGATACATCATGTAGTGGTTCTATATTCATTTTATACCTAAATATAGGCAGAATATATTATATTTATACGTATATCAAGTATTAAATACTAAAACACCCAACAATTTTAGATATTTTTATTACGTCATTTTTATTAAGTTTTTTAGAATGGCTTGTTTTGTTAGCAAAATCGGTAGTATATAATCCCATAATAATATTTTTATCATCTTGACCAATATATATACCAAACAACCCAATTATTTGTTCTTCATCTTTTATTTGAACTAAAATATCATCATTAGTATTGTAACTAGAATTATTTTCACAAACTACAATTTCATTTGGTTTATAACGTGGAACTAAATTATTTCCAGATACTTTAACACAATAATGATCATTAAATTTTAAACCTAAGTCTATGTAATTATGTGGTTTTGTATCAGTTAAATTAATTTTAAATTCTTTATCCACATATCCAATTAATGGAATACCATCAGGTACTTTATTGGGTTCAAGTGGAGTTATATCCACTTGCATTTTAGTAATATCATCAACTGACATTTTAAAAATGACAGCCATTTTTTGTAAGAGGTCAAAACGAATCCGCCTTTTTCCTCTTTCAAGTCGAGCAACTTCGGGCTGACTTATACCAAGACGTTTTGATAGCTGGCTTTGAGTCAATCCATGTTGAACACGAAGTTCATAGAGGATAGATTTCATTTTATTTTCCACACAATTTAATAGTTGTAACTACACGTTATACCAAAAACGAATAAATGTATATAACTTATTTATATATTTTTAATACTTATTTTTAATGTACTAAATATACCTATTATACCTAATATACTAGAATAAAATAAAATACAAAAGCCCATAAAACTATACATTACAAAGAAAATAAAAAAAGTGTTTGGTATAATTCAATATTCTATGGTATAGATAATTTCATGAAGTTAAGAGATTATTTAATAGAAAACTTTATGACTGAGGCTGAATTTGCTGAAAAAATCGGTACTAAGCAACCAGTCATTAATCGTTACATTCATGAGAAAACTATTCCCAGACCACGTTTAATGAAGAAAATATTTGAAACAACTAGTGGTAAAGTAAGTCCTCGTGATTTCCCAAGTAGGTTCAAAGATGGGAAAATCGCAAAGAATTAAGGGCAGTTCTTTTGAACGTGAAATCGTCAATAAACACAAAGAATGGGGTGTTGATGCTAAACGTATTCCTTTATCAGGGGCAACTTGGCTAAAACATGATGTTCAAATAGCGGGTTTACTAGGTGAATGTAAAATACGAAAAGACGGATTTAAAACATTATATGGGTGGTTAGAAGACGAACCTGACTTTCTAGTTTGTCGTGCTGACCGAAAAGAAACTATGTACATTTTACCAGAACGTACATGGCAACTGTTTCTAAAATGGTCAAAACTAATTAAAGATGAATAATGAGTATCAACTTGAAGAACCAGAAGAAAAAACACTTGAGCCAGAAGAAAGGCTATATGTCGCAGTGGTTCGACAAGCTATTATTGATTATATCAAGTTCCGCAAACCAACTGATTATCGCTGGTTTTTTTCAGATGATTGTAAACAAATTTGCGAGTGGATTAACATCAATCCGAGTTGGATCATTCGCTTACTCAAGAATTACAGATGAAACACAAAATATTAGATTTATTTTCAGGTATAGGTGGATTTAGTTATGGATTTGAAATGGCTAATTTGGGTGAAACTATTGCATTTGTTGAAAAGGACAAGTTTTGTCAAAAAGTTTTAAAAAAGCATTGGAAGAATGTTCCAATAATAGACGACATAAGAAAAGTTAATGGAAAAGACTTTGGTGCAGCAACAATTATTTCAGGAGGATTCCCTTGCCAACCCTTCTCTACAGCGGGAAAGAGAAAAGGCAAAGATGACGACAGATACTTGTGGGACGAAACTATTAGAGTTGTTGCCAAGTGCAAACCAAGGTGGTTTATTGGAGAAAATGTTGACGGCATTGTTAACATCTCCAATGGTACAATCTTGCGACAGATACAAGACGATTTGGAAAAAGAGGGTTTCCAAGTCCAATGTCTTGTTATTCCAGCTAGCGGTGTCGGTGCTTGGCACCAAAGAAAAAGAGTTTGGATCATTGGACACAATGTACCCTACACCAAATGCTTGGGATTCAGCGAGAGGGGCGGTATCGGAGGAATACATAAAAAAGAACCCAAAAACTCAGATAACTTTAGTAACGAGAGTAAAACAGGAACAGAGAAAAGGAATATATCCGACTCCCAATGCGAGAGATTGGAAAGACACAGTAAACACAATTCCACCATCAGTAGGGAAAACGAGGGGGTACACTTTAGGAATGAAAATAGCAGAGGAAAAAACCAACAACAAAGCTGGTGGCAAACTCAATCCGAACTTTGTGGAGTTCCTAATGGGGTATCCTACGAATTACACAAAGATAGAGCCAACAGAATCAAAGCACTCGGAAACTCAATCGTGCCACAAATCGCCAAACTCATTGGAGAATCAATTTTAATAGCAGAAGATGATGACACCAAACAGACACTATAATAAATATCTCGCCATAGATGTGTTGGAATTTGTAACTGACCAATTAAAAAATGGCATGACATTAAAAGAAGTTGCTGAGAATTGGTTAGATAATTATGAAACTATCAACCTAACCTATGGCAACATAATCAATGCACTGATTCGGCAACATCAAAAAAGTTTTGATAAAATTTCACAAGGACAAAACCAAATGGGGGAATATGATTACGATTAAATTATCTCCTGAAGTATATGACTCAGCCATATCACTCGCCCACTTTAGATATCAGATGAGTAGGGCAAGTAAGTTGGTTAATCAGAAACAGGATAAAACACGTACTGAATTAGATATAGAAAAACTTGGTGCTAAAGGTGAGTTTGCAGTTGCTACTTTATATAACATCAATCCACCAGTAACAACAGGGTGGGATAGTGGATATGACTTATGGTTCTGTTCTAAGTCTATCCAAGTTAAAACAACATTTCATACTGATGGACAATTATTATTTAGATCAAAAGAAAAGTTTGTAGCAGATTTTGCAGTTCTGGTAGCTGAAGATTCTAACTGCCCTATGAAAATGACAATAGTCGGGGCAACAAGTAAAGATTACTTTTTCACCCATGCAATAAAAAAAGATTTAGGTAATGGTGAAGTCTATACACTCAGCCAAGACAAAATGGCTAAACCAGAAAACTTTTGGAAATACATGATGGAAAAACGATATGCTTAATATAATTGTAGAAATAGTTGCAGTAGCTACCGCCATTACCTCTATTTATTTGTATGGAAATGGGTGGAAATATTCTGGTTATTTCGGCTTATTTTCTCAGTTTTGGTGGGTATTATTCACCTATTTGAATGAACATACGACATTATATGTGTTGTGTGTGTGTTTAATTTGTGTACACATTCGCAATATTTTTAAGATGAGGCAACAATGAGTAAAAGTGAAGATTTAGTCAATAAGTCCGATTTAAAAGAAAACTTTGCCATATTACCCAATGATGTAATTCAAAATTTTGATCTATCATTAGATGCTAGAGGATTATTAATTTACATATTATCGTTGCCCAAAGATTGGGTAATTAATATTAATCATCTTAGTAAAACTAATAAGATAGGTAGAGATAAATGTTATAAACTGATTAAACAGTTAATAGAACATAAATATATCATTAGAACTGAGGTTCGTTCATCAGGTAGAATTAAGGAATATACGTACAAAGCCTTTCCAAAGCCCCAAAAAGATAGTGTTTCACCGCTTACTGAAAAACCGTATACGGAAAAGTCGTACACGGAAAAACCGTATACGGAAAATCAGCACACATATAAAGAACAGATTATACAAAGAACTAATAATAAAAAAGAAACATACACTGATGCTTTTGAAAAGTTTTGGAAAGTATGTAAAAGAAAACAAGGTAAAGACAGAACTTATAAGAAGTATCAGGAAATAATAAAAACAGTAGACTCAGCCATTCTTATTAAAAAGATGAAACAATACAATGAAGAAAAAGAGGAGTGTAAGACTGAAATACAATACTACAAAAATCCATATACTTGGTTGCATCAAAAAGGGTGGGAAGATGAATATCTAATTACAGAAGAAACTCAGCCAAGTGATAAAGCCATAATGCAAAGCTGGTTACATAAATATAAAAAACTCGGCTACCAATTAGAAGAACAACAAATACAGCAATTAAAAAAGCATGGACTGTTATGAAGAAAAAGAAAAGACAATATAAAGCTGAGGATTTATCCTATACATCTCATAAACCCATTTACCAGGAAACACCTACAACAGAACAATTAAAGAAAAATGTATATGAATGGGAAACATTTATGAATGGGAAACATTAGAAACTAAAGTGCAAAGAGCAAGGATTCTAACACAGAACCTACTCGATACGTACTTACTCAAAAAGCAGATAACTCAGCAACAGTATGATGCTGGTATGAAATATTATACATTATGGAGAAGTTCAGGGCTGCAACAAAAAGTAACATCATCATTAAATCCTGTGGTCAGTAGTAGTACAACAACTGATATGGCTAGTAGACAAGGGGATAATTATGTAGCCCTAAATGAGGCTAGAATGGTCGTAGGTAAGCGTTTATGTTCTATCCTAGACAAAGTGCTGTTGTACAATGAACCAATCAAAGTATGGGAGGAATATTACGGAGTAAGACCTAAGACTGGTATGTCAGTATTAATTGTTGCCTTGGACACTTTATGCGACCATTGGGGTATTGGTTAGTCGTCAGGATTATTTTCTTTATCTTTGTATTCGTCAATCTTTTGATTAACTTCTACTTGAGCATTTAAATCTAAACTAGGATCAGATGCTGGATAAGTAAAAGGTTTATCATATTGTTTTAAAGCCTCATCTAAATGAGCAACGTCAAAAAGGTTTGTCATACTGTTTCAAAGCCTCATCTAAATGAGCAACGTCAACACCATATTTTTTTAATTCACGAATATTATATTTCATGCATTTAAATAAATCTAATATGACATTATCTTTGCTATCAGCACGAGCAATATATTTTAACATACAAGCACGATTGTGATTAAGATTAAAGGCATCAACTACATCAAGAATTTCTATTTCAGTTCCATCAGGAGTAATGCCTTTATAATAATTGGGATTAACAGGAGTCTTATTCTTCATGAAATGTTAACCATAAAGCAAAGACAAACATCACAATACCTAATGCAGCATTTGCATAGTTGTTATGGATTATGTGATGAATCGTATAAAAAATCATTGTAGGAGATAAACTTATCCCAATACAACGTAGTAAAAAGTTAAACATATATTTTTCCATAATAGTAAATTTAGACCAAAAAGGTATAGATTGCAAATAAATATTCACAAATATATAAAAAATATACTAAAAAAGAATATAGTTACTTGACTGGCAACCTGAAAAAGGCTATATTTAGTAAAGTTTCACAAGAAACTTAAATTTCCCTTCCTCCTCAAAGTCCTAATCATTCAGTTGATGGTTAGGCATTTATACAATGTTTGAATATTTTATTATTACTCTATGGATAGAGTTTAATGATAGGTTGTATGTAACTTACGATACATCACTTCATAAAGATTGTAAGTATGCTTATCATTATCATAAACAAAAACTACAAAATACAAACCAAGAATTAGTGGCACTGAAGTGTACAAACACTAATGAGTTTAAATTAAATAAAAGAATATTAGATGGTACAGAAATATATAAAAAAGACACCAGACCTGTTAAACAAGATTTGCCAATATATAGTCGAGGGTAAATCATTACGATCAATTTGTAAGATGAAAGATATGCCTAGCGTTCAGGCAGTTATGAAATGGCTAAACAATGATGAGAATTTTTATAGGCAGTATCAAACAGCAAGAGAAAATCAAGGCGACCTTTATGGTGAAATGATTAATGATATCGCAATAGAATTATTAACAGGACAAAGAACTGACTTTCAGAACTGTCGAGTAGCAATAGATGCACTGAAGTGGACTGTCAGCAAAATGAATAGTAAATGGTCAGATAGACAAGTATTGGACGTTAATCAGACTAATTACGTAGATGAATTATCAAAAGTACAAGATACTATCAAGCAACGGATAGAAGAAAAAAACAAAGAGAAATCAAGGGTTAACGTGGTTGCGATAGGCGATAAGGTGGGCAAAACCTCTTAAGAAGTTTATCACTACACGCGTAGATTTTTCCCTGATTTATGCAGTATTCGGTTTAACTAACCGAACACAAGATAATGAAATCAATAACTTACAAAGATTAATACACAAAAACATACACAAAAGAGGTTTTTTAGCTGTAATTTTATAACCCCCCACCTTATAAAAACGGGCGGGGCAGTTATTATAGCTATACCACCATCTCCCCAGAGATACCCCCCTCTTTTCTTTAGAACAGCCAATAGGATTCTATGCAAAATTCTGAAATTATAACTAAACTAGCACTTGACCCTGTTTTGTTTGTCAAGACAATGTTAAATGCAAAGCCAGAGAAATGGCAACAAGATGTCTTAGAGTCATTGTTAACTGATGATAAGATTAGCATTAAATCAGGTCATGGTACTGGTAAGTCAGCTTTGTTAAGTTGGATTATTTTGTATTGGTTAGCCACTAAGATGCCATGCAAGGTTGCTGTTACTGCAAACACAGCAAGACAGTTAAATGATGTTTTAATGGCTGAATGTAAAAAGTGGCATAGACAAATGCCAGATGGGTTCAGAAACTTATTTGAGTTTAAGTCAGATAAGATTAGTTTGTTGGGTGCAACTGAGTCGTTTGCCACATTTATCACGAGTAGAAGAGAATCCCCAGAATCACTTCAGGGCTATCATTCGCCCAACATGATTTTTGTATGTGATGAGGCATCAGGTATTCCTGATATTATATTTCAGGTCGGTGAGGGTGCTATGTCCACTAAGGGGGCAAAAACAATTTTAACGGGAAACCCAACACGAAATACGGGTTATTTCTACGACAGTCATAACAGTATGAAACACAAGTGGAAAACGTTTACTGTTAGTTGTCATGATTCTAGTCATGTCAATCCTGATTTTATTAAGGATATGGCTGATAAATATGGCGAGGAATCTAATGTGTATAAAATAAGGGTATTAGGTGAGTTTCCAGCTACTAATGATGACTCAGTAGTCCCCATGCATTTAATCTCAGAGGCAACGACTAGGGACGTAGAACCAAGTTCGAATGAAGTTATATTTGGCTTGGACATAAGTAGGTTTGGATCAGACCGCACTGCTTTAGCTAAAAGGCAAGGCAATACGTTGTTAGAGAAAATAAAAACGTGGCAAGGTAAGGATTTAATGGAAACAGTCGGCATAGTTGTTTCTGAATATGAGGCGTTACCTTATAGCAAAAGACCTACTGAGATATTAATTGACTCGATTGGTTTAGGTGCTGGCGTAGCGGATAGACTTCAGGAAATGGGTTTGAACTGTCAAATCACCGCTGTTAATGTGGCTGAGTTACCCAGTATGCAAGATAAATATATGCGACTACGGGACGAGTTATGGTTTATGGCAAGAGAGTGGTTTGAAAGTAGGGATTGTAAGATTCCAGAAGATGATGTGTTAATTGCTGAATTGACTGCACCAAGTTACACGTTTTTGTCTAATGGTAAAATAAAAGTTGATTCAAAAGAAATTATGAAAAGAAAAGGGCTACGAAGTCCAGATGTTGCAGATGCTTTTTGTCTAACTTTTGCAACTCGTTTTGGTGGATATAATAGTAATAGAAATTACAAATGGAATAGACCAATAGAAAGAAATCTTTCATGGATAGTATAGACGATTTAGAAGAAGATTTGCCAATGGATATTTCGGCATTGATTCCGATAACTGAATATTTAATAGAGATTAAACGTATCAACCCCCAGATCAAATGGGAGGACTTGATGTATAATTGCATATTTGCGGGTGCATATATGGCGAAGTACAACAAGATGGACAAAGAAGAATATCTCAAAGTATTACGAGGCATTCAGATTGTTGATGATGATATTTCTGAATATTGTGTAGGTTCAGCGTAATGCCCAGACCACATAAGTTGGGTGTACCCACATAAGTTGGGTGTACCCACTGTAACGTATAATTTAAATATGCCTGTTGAGTTAAAAGAAAAGTTGGTGAAACAAGCCCACGTGAAAAGTCGTGAATTAGGCATACAAGTATCAATAGCAGATTTAATTAGAGAGAAATTAGAATGGCAACCTACAAAGGCAGAAAAGTAACATTAAACAAACCCACTCGTATTAGTAAAGGGCAGACGAGTTTTGGTAGAAAAAAATTTCAAGTTTTTGTAAAGAATAAAAACGACAATGTGGTGCGAGTTACATTTGGTGATCCAAATTTAAAGATTCGCAAAAACGAACCTGGTCGCAGAAAAAGTTTCAGGGCAAGACACAAATGTGATACTGCCAAAGATAAAACCTCAGCCCGTTATTGGAGTTGTAAGAAATGGTAAAGTATTATGGGATTACTTAATAATAATAATTATTTTAGAAATTTATTAGGACAACCTATAAATCCACAATCATTTTCAACACCTAATTTTTTTGTTAACTTGCCTTTTAGTAATTTTCCAACACCAAGTGATCCTATTGTTAGGCATCATTACAATAGTTTGAATACTGGAAATTTTATGGACAATGATGGTAAAATTTCAACAGTTTATACTATGCAAGTTAATGATCCTCGTTTGAATAGTGGTTTACCAACTTTAATTCCTAGTTTGTTAGACGGACAAATGGTTGACCAGCAACAAGCAATTAATAGAGCAGTTAGTAGTGGTATAAATTATCCTTTTAGAAATACACATCAAGAATTACGAGAGTATGACGAATTATTACACAATATGTTTATCAAATGAAAAATACTAAATCAATATCAGCCCCACGTGGGTATCATTTTATGAAAAAGGGTAGTGGCTACACTTTAATGAAAAACCCTACTGGTGGTTTCAAACCACATAAAGGGGCAAGTTTAAAAGCTACATTTAAAATACAAAAAGTACATAAATGACTAAAAAAAGAAAACCCACTAAAAAGAAAAAGGCTATACCGACTAACCCTTCGCTATATGCACGTGTTAAGGCAGAGGCAAAACGTAAATTTGATGTTTATCCCTCAGCATATAGTAATGGCTGGTTAGTTAGAACCTATAAAAAGCGTGGTGGCAAATATAGGACTGCATAATGGCAAAGCCTAAAGGTGGTTTAACCAAATGGTTTAAAAAAGAAAAATGGGTAGATATTGCTAGTCCTAAGAAAAAAGGCAAGTATCAACCTTGTGGACGTAAGTCAGCTAAAAGTTCTAAGCGTGGTTATCCAAAATGTGTTCCGTTAGCTACTGCTAAGAAAATGACTAAGGCACAAGTTAAGTCAGCGGTTACTCGTAAAAGAGCAAACCCTAAAAGCAAAGTATCAACATTTAAAAAAAGGAGAAAATAATGTACGGAAAAAATAAAAAAATGAATAAAACAAAAAAAAAGAAGAAAAAATAAACGAATTTAAGAACCTAACAATTAATGGCTATTCGCCAAATATTTACAAACAAGAAAAGAATTAATTATGCCAAAGATGGAAGAATCTCAACTCAAGGCTATTTTAAAAAACGAAGTTGAAGATGCTCTAAATTATTACGATACAGACTTATCCAGTTTCCGTATTGATGTACAGGATTATTATAATTCTGAACCATTCGGTAATGAACAAGAGGGTAAGTCAAAAGTAGTAACTTCAGATGTACAAGAGGTTATTGAACAGATCATGCCATCTGTTATGCGAATTTTTACATCAAGTAAAGATTATGTAAAATTTTTACCTCGCCAAGCTGAAGATGTTATGGGTGCAGAACAAGCCTCGCATTATGCTAATTATGTTATAGAGCAAAACAGTGGCTTTTCGTTATTTCATAATTGGTTCAAATCAGCCATGTTGTTTAAACTGGGTGTCGTAAAATATTACTGGGAAGAATCAGAAAATGTTACTGAAGAATCGTACAATAATTTAACTTTAGATGAATTAACTATTTTAACAGCAGATGACAATATTGAAATCATTGAACAAGATTCACGCCCAATAAATGAAGATGCAGAAGAACAAACAGATGAAATGGGTAACGTCATACCCATACCTATGGTCTATGATGTTAAAATCAAGCGTAAGAAAACATCTGGCGAAATTAAAATAATTAATATACCTGAAGAAGAATTTTTGATTCCTCGTCATTGTAAATCATTATCTGATGCTGAATTTGTTTGCCACAGAAGAGAAATGACTGTCGGTGAATTAGTGGCTATGGGTTATGATTATGAAACTGTATTACAGTATGCGGGTACGGGAGAAGAATTAGATCAGGAAGAAGAAAAACTGAATAGGTTTGATGATATTGATGGCGGTACTGTTGACAATGATTCCTTAGATGATTCTAGGAAAAAAGTTTTATATCATGAGATGTATATCAAAGTTGATGTAGATGGTGATGGTATAAGCGAGTTAAGACGTATTTGCTCAATCGGTGGATCGTATGAAATATTGCATAACGAAGTCTTTGATCATATTCCATTCGCTTGTTGTAGTCCAATTCTAATGCCTCATAGATTAATTGGTCAATCTGTGGCTGAAAGTCTAATGGATATTCAGTTAATTAAATCAACTGTACTAAGACAGATTTTAGATAATTTATATCTATCAAATAACACTAGGTTGGTAGTTCAAGATGGTGCTGTTAATATTGATGATGTCCTGAATAACGAAGCGGGAGGTATAATACGAAGTAAGAATATTGGTGCTGTTCAACCTTTATCAACTCCGTTAGTAGCAAATCAAGCATTTCCAATGTTGGATTATTTGGACACCTTAAAAGAGGCACGTACAGGATTAAACAAAGCATCAATGGGTTTAGACCCACAAGTTTTACAATCAACAACTGCGAGTGCAGTAAATCAAATTGTATCAGCTAGTCAGGGTAAAATTGAATTAATTGCTCGTGTATTTGCTGAAACAGGAGTTAAAGATTTAATGTTAGGTATTTTACATCTAGCAACTAAGCATGGTACTCAGCAACAAATGGTTCGTTTAAATAATAAATTTATACCTGTTGATCCTCGTCAATGGCAAAACAACTATGACATTCAAGTCAATGTTGGTTTAGGTACAGGACAAGCTACTGATAAGATTACAGTATTACAACGTGTAGCTGAAGTACAATCACAAATATTGACAACTTTGGGTATGCAAAACCCATTAACCAATTTATCGCAGTTACGAGAAACCTATGCCAAAATATTAGAACTATCTGGGTTTAAAAATGTAAATGAATTTTTTCTTGATCCATCTCAACAACCACCAATTCAGCCGCAGCCAAGTGAGGCAGAGCAAGAGGTAAATGTTGATAGAATGAAAGCAGAGGCTGAAATAGCCCTCAAGCAGAAAAAATTAGAATCAGATATCCAACTTGCTAAAGAAAAAATGATGGCAGATTTGGAGTTAAAGAAAATCGAATTAAATGCCGAACTTCAGCTTAGAGGACAAGCTCAGGTTCTTGGTAATAAAGAAGTAAGTCAAAATTTATAGGAGATAATTATGTTACCAATCATGACAGCTTTAGCACCTATGGCGGGTGCAAGTATATTACCCGCAGTAGCTAGTACGGGTGCAACGTTAGCTGGTGCTGGAGGATTACTTTCAGGACTTGGTGGATTAAAAGGTGTATTAGGTGGCTTTGGTGATGCTATTACAGGATTACCCGCAAGTAACCTTTTTGGCATAGCTGATTCGCCAATGGCTGGAGTAGGAAAACTATTAGGCGGTGGCTTACTCGGTGATTTTTCAGGAGTTGGGCGTTCCGCTATGTTAGGTGGAGGTATGGCTCAATCACCGCAACAATTAAATCAACAAGGTATGCAAATGAATCAAATGATGGCTGAACCACCTCAGTTTGCATTTCCACAACTACCACCAATGATGATGAATAACCAACAAATGTTACAACCTTTAAATACACAAATTGACCCTCGTACAATTATGAGTGGTCTACTTGCACCTAGAAATTATAATATTTAATGCAAAATGATGATGATATGGATTTACGCCAAAGAATGGCTCAAGGAAATCAAGCAAAAGATTTGCTGGAAAATCCAATTTTTAAAAAAGTTTATAGAATCCTTGAGGAACGATATGTATCAGGTTTCTCAGAAAGTAAGCCAGAAGATAAGGACGTTCGTGAGCGTTCTTATTTCTTACTACAGTCTTTGCGTAAGGTACGTGAAGAAATGCAAATTCTGGTAGGCGACTCAAAACTCGCTAAAGAAAAACTAGATAATTTGCATAAACGAAAATTTTTTTAACAAAAGGAATGAATTATGGAAAACACCAATCCTGAAACAGGAAGTGAACCTAACAATACTTTTAGTCGACAACAAGCTGTCGATTACCTCTTGAAAGCTAATGAGCCGAAAACGGACAACTCAGATGCCGAACAAGAATCAAATAATCTTGACCAACAAGGTCAGGAACAACAAGTAGAAGAAACCACAGCACCTGAAACTGATGTTGAACTAGATAGTGATACTGAAGTAGAAAGTGATGAGGTAGATTATACTGAATCAGAAAACGTTGAGGATAATCAGGAAGAAGTTTCAACAGAACCAGAAATGTACACTGTTCGAGTTAATGGTGAAAACGTTGATGTAACTCTGGAAGAACTTCAGAATGGATATTCAAGAACGGCTGACTATACAAAAAAAAGCCAAACTTTGGCTGAACAAAGAAAACAGTTTGAGCAAAATGCACAGCAAATTCAAGCTGAACGTCAAGCACTTGCTGAAAATCTTAAAGCAGTTGAACAGTTTTTAAGTAATCCTGTTCCAGAGCCAGATGCTAATTTAATCAATAGTGATCCATCTGAATATTTACGTCAGAAAGATGCTTTTGAAAAACATCAGGCAACTGTAAAAGCTGTCAAAGATGAACAGCAAAGAATACAAACACAACAACAACAAGATTTAGTTCAACAATATACGAAAAATCTTGAGGTTGAAAAAACTAGACTTATGGAACGTATTCCAGAATGGACAAATAGTGATGTGGCAACAAAAGAAAAACAAAGCATTACTAATTACGCTCGGAAACTTGGGTTTACTGATAACGAGTTAAGCCAAGCCTCAGATAGTAGAGCCATTCAGATTTTACGAAAAGCATGGTTGTATGACAATCTTATGGCTAAAAATCAAGTAGCCAAAAAGAAAGTTACTAAAGCCCCTAAAATGGCTAAAGGCAACGTGCCAACTACTAAGTCTGAAACTAAAGCTAGACGTAACAAACAATTATTTGATCGCTTGAAAAAAAGTGGCAAAAGAGAAGATGCAGTAAATTTTTTACT